ATATATTTATATTTCTCATTGTTTATCCTTTCTAATTATTAATACAACAATCTCCCATATTCGAGGGAGATTGTCTATATTTATTTTAATTATATTTGCACATTAGACTCATTCTAAACTGCATTAATTTTTATCCATAGACGCTAACATAGCTATATTTTCATCGCTGGCTTTAACCACAAAGCAGGCATCACCAACAATATTATAATCGCCAATATGCAAGTCTATTGAGTTTACTAACTCTTTATCGCTTCGCTCTAAATACCATTTACGCAACTGTGATGCTCTCCAATTGACAGACTTATTAGTAAGTAAGCCTTCTTCATCACAATACAGCTCGCCCTGCATTTCAAAGTTTTTACCATTCTTTGGGTTCCAAAACAAAGCAGGTACAATCTGTATCATCTTACAACCACATTGCTCATACATTCCATTGCTACCTTGGAAGGGAGGCTCTCCAGTCCAAGTAGATGTCTTCATTGGTATGTCAGAGTTAACAGATATTCTTAATGCTACATGGTCAAAGCTGTCAGCTGTATAGTCATTGTCTTTTGTTACTTGTGTCATTGTTATTCCTTTCTATGACAGTTATTTATATATTTAATCTAGTATATTCCCATATACAATACAACAATTATCTTTGTTAGTTAGACCCATTCTAAACTGCGAGGGGTCCCTAGCGGATTGCTGTGCTGTAATAAGTAAGACACCCCCTACCCCAACATGTAGTATATAGGGATCCTAATGCATACTATATATAGCTTGATTTAAACGTTTATAGGGGTTAAAATCATTTTAACTTATCAAAAAAATATTATAAAAATTTTTTACAATTTTTTTTCAAATGCTAACACCAGAACAATTAAAAAACCTACCTGAAGATACTCGTAAAGAATATCTAAAAACTTTATTGTTGCTTGATTCAAAAAAGAAAAAACAAGAAGTTAAAGATGATTTCTTAAGTTTTGTTAAACACATGTGGCCAGAATTTATTGAAGGCGAACACCATAAAATTATGGCGGAGAAGTTTAACAGAGTTGCGCGGGGCGATCTCAAGCGACTCATTATCAACATGGCACCAAGACATACCAAGTCGGAGTTTGCATCTAACTATCTACCTGCATGGATGATCGGTAACAAACCTGATCTAAAAATAATCCAAGCAACTAACAATGCAGAACTTGCGGTACGGTTTGGTCGTAAGGCCAAGACACTCATGGAGCAAGAAGAGTTTAAAGATATTTTTAATACTAGATTGCGTGAAGATTCTAAAGCTGCAGGTAAATGGGAAACCGATCAAGGTGGCGAATATTATGCGGCGGGTGTTGGCGGATCGATAACCGGTCGTGGTGCTGACTTGTTAATTATTGATGATCCACATTCGGAGCAGGACGCAATGAACATGGCCAGTTTTGATCGAGTATATGAGTGGTATACCTCCGGGCCTCGTCAGCGTTTGCAACCTGGAGGCAGAATAATTGTCGTGATGACTCGCTGGAACGTTGCTGATCTAACAGGTAAACTGATGCGTGCACAAAAAGAACCAAAAGCAGACCAATGGGAAGTAATCGAATTCCCGGCAATCTTGCCAAGCGGGAAACCGGTGTGGCCGGGGTATTGGAAACTAGAAGAGCTTGAAGCAGTGAAAGCATCCGTAAGTATACTAAAATGGAATGCACAATACCAGCAAAATCCCACAGCTGCAGAAGGCAGTATTATAAAACGCGAGTGGTGGCAAGTGTGGGAGAAAGATGATATGCCGGATTTAGCTCATGTCATCCAAAGTTATGACACGGCCTTTATGAAAAAAGAAACGGCTGATTATAGTGCTATTACCACGTGGGGGGTATTTTATCCTAACGAAGAGGGTGAAGCGCATTTAATTTTGCTAGATGCCATTAAAGATCGGTACGAATTTCCTGAGCTACGGCGCGTGGCTAAGGAACAATATGACTACTGGAAACCAGAAACGGTTATAGTCGAGGCTAAAGCATCGGGGTTACCGCTTACCTATGAGTTAAGACAAATGGGCATACCGGTTATTAACTTTACACCAAGCCGTGGAAATGATAAACATACTAGAGTAAATGCGGTTGCACCATTATTTGAAGCAGGAATGATATGGGCACCTGATCGTAAGTTTACTGAAGAGGTTATAGAGGAATGCGCAGCATTTCCGCTAGGGGAACACGATGACCTTGTGGATAGCATGACTCAAGCCGTAATGAGATTTAGACAAGGTGGTTTTGTAATTCATCCAGAAGACTATGAGGATGAACCGTTATCACAAACTAAAAGGACGTACTACTGATGAAAAAATTTATAGAGTTATTTGAGCTAGTAATCAAAAGTGCTAAAAAAACTAAAGATCCAAAAAAATTAAAAGAACTAAGTAAAATTGGTGAAGAGTTTTCTGCCTTAGCAAAAGACCCTAGTAAAATTACTGACGCACAAGTAGCTATTCTTGCTGAAAAATTAAAAGAGTTTCAACAAACTGCAAGTAAAGGCGAAGGTGTTGCTTCGCTTGATATTAGTGATGACCAAAGACAAATAACTGAAATTATAAAAAGAGGCGACTCTGATGAACCTGCAACTCTTGCTTATACCGAGAAAAAAATAGATCCTAACGACCCAAATTATTTTGTTAAATCAGCAGAAGAAGCTAGAATACAAGTAGAACAAGAAGCAAAGTCTTTATTTGATAATGGCGTTTTTACTAAAGAACAATACCTTGACGAGTTGGCCAGCATTAAAGAAAATTATGGTGAAGGTAGTAGTCTATACATATCTTCTCAAAAAGCTGATGGTACTTATGAAGCACCAAGCGTAAGCAATCGACCGCAAGGTAAATCTGCCGACATGAAAGATAGTGCTGAGCGCTCTATTCAGTTTGTGGCTGAGAAAACTGGTTTAAGTTTTGAAGAAGCACGGCTCGCTATTATGGAAAAAATTAACCAAGGTTATGCAATTGGTGATCCTAAAAGAACAGTGCCTAATGACTTGGCAAGTATCAAAGCTTATTTAGATAATAATTTATCTATTGGTAGTAGTGGTGATGCTATAGAGTTTTTAGAAGACATCGAAGAGATTGCTTTTAGTGGTGCTATAGATTTATCTTCTGATACTGCTAAAAATGTTTCTAAACAAAACGCTAAACAAATAATTGACAGTAGTAATCCAGGCGATGAGTTTGGTGAAACACTTATTGACTTTGACAAGGCTACTCCTATTGATGATTTAACTGAAGACTTTAAAAGACTAGATGAAATAACAATTAAAGGCGATAATTTTGATGATGCGGTTAACAAAACTAATGTATTAGACGTTTTAGATAACCCTAAAACTTTTACTGAAATTCAACAAGAACGTGGCGTAGGACAATTTGCAGACGATGCTCCCAAAACTATTGAAGAAACTTTTAAAAACGTACCACCTGAGCGCAGAGCCGTGATGGAAGAATTATATGCGCCAATAATAGAAGAGCAAAAAATTATAGAAGCTACACAAAAAGAGATACAACAAACGGCAGCTAAAATACAAGACTTAATTGAACAAGGTAGAGTGGATGAAGCCGAGGCTTTAGCAGAGTCTTTAAGAGATTTTCAAACACAATTAAAAAGCACAGACAGTGCTTTAGATGCAACTATCATTCCACCAAAAAGAACTTTAAATGCTGATGGTGGTCGCATTGGTATAAGTTCACTTTTTAAAAGAAAATAATATGGCAGATAAACCTAAAATACCAAAATTACCTATGACCCGTCGAGGTTTTTTAGGTGTCTTAGGTACCGGTATTGCTGCAGCTTTAATGGGTGGTGTAAGAACAGCACCTAAAGTAGCGGCGGTAGTTCCTGAAATAACGGCAAAAGGGATGCCAAGTTGGTTTCCAATGTTAATAGATAAAATTAAAACGCAAGGCAAACAAATTGAATTTGCTACCGGTGGCCGGCGTCCAGACAATGTATACAGTTTAAAAGTTGATGGTAACGAATATACTTTAACGGAAGACGCAGTAAGTGGTAGTATGGATATATCTACACGTGGTGATGATTACCAACAAGTTAGCTTTGAGTATATTCCACCAACAGATGTGGTACGACCAGGTGGCAAAGTTATAAAAGAAGATGCTGAGTTTTATGCTCATGAGTTTATGAAAGGTCAGTTTCAAGATTATGAAAACACATTAAGCACTATCGACGATTTAAAACTAGGTATTAAAGATATAGAAGAATTTGCTAAAAAAGGTAATGAAACCACAGACGATAAAATGAACAAATTAGTAGAAGACTTTAAAAAAGCTACCACTAAAGAAGAATTTGCCACAGGTGGCAGAGTAGGTTATAAGAATGGTGGTGGGGTCGGAACCTTATTTAAGGAGAAAAAAGCATAATGGCTGATATAGATAAAGTACGCGGTAATGTTACTATACCCGGACCAGCAGAACTAGCACAAGACATAGAACTACCTCAAGAAGAGGAAGCTAAAGGTCCAATAGAAATTAATGAACTAGAAGACGGTGGTGTTGAAATAGATTTTGATCCAGCAGCAATGGTGGCACAAGGTGGCAATGATCCACGCGCTAATTTAGCTGAACTACTAGACGATAGTATTTTAGACGAACTAGGTTCTGATTTACAAAGCGAATACCAAGATAATAAATCTGCACGTGATGACTGGGAACAAGCGTACACGAAAGGTTTAGACTTACTTGGTTTTAAATACGAAAACAGAACCGAACCTTTTCAAGGCGCATCTGGTGCAACTCACCCAGTGCTAGCAGAAGCGGTTACACAATTCCAAGCTTTAGCTTACAAAGAATTATTGCCTGCAGGCGGACCGGTTAGAACTAGAGTTATGGGTAAACTTGATGATGTTAAACAAGCACAAGCAGATCGTGTTAAAGAGTTTATGAACTATCAACTAATGTGTGAAATGACTGAGTACGAGCCTGAGTTTGATCAAATGTTATTTAACCTACCACTAGCTGGTTCTACTTTTAAAAAAGTTTACTACGATGAAACTATTGCACGTTGCGTATCTAAATTTGTACCGGCAGAAGATTTAGTCGTACCTTACACTGCCTCTTCCTTAGAAGAAGCTGATACTATTATTCATGTTCTTAAAATGTCAGAAAATGATTTACGTAAAAATCAAGTTAGTGGTTTTTATAGTGATATAGAATTAGGCACACCAAACTATAAAGAGAGTGAGGTACAAGAAAAGAAAAATGATTTAGAAGGCACTTCTACTACTAACAAAGATGAAATTTATACATTATTAGAATGTCATGTTAATTTAGATTTAGAGGGTTTTGAAGAAACTGACGAAGACGGCGAACCAACAGGCATTAAGCTACCTTACATTGTAACTATCGAAGAAGGTTCTGGTGAAGTTTTAGCTATTCGTAGAAACTTTAATGCACAAGACCCATTAAAAAAACGTACAGATTATTTTGTACACTTTAAATTTTTACCAGGATTAGGTTTTTATGGTTTTGGTTTAATCCACATGATTGGTGGCTTATCTAGAACGGCAACTGCAGCATTAAGACAGCTTCTTGACGCAGGAACACTGGCTAACTTACCAGCAGGATTTAAACAACGTGGGATTAGAGTTCGTGATGAAGCACAACCTTTACAACCCGGTGAGTTTAGAGATGTTGACGCTCCTGGCGGCAGACTTGATGATGCCTTTAAAATATTACCATTCAAAGAACCATCACAAACACTACTAGCATTAATGGGCCAAGTAGTACAAGCAGGTCAACGTTTTGCAAGTAT